CACCGGGACTCCATTTCAAACACAATTGATAGCAAATATAATTGCTTCTACTGTTTGATGTACAAAATGGTCCCCTCTTAGTACTCTTTGTGTGCACCTGCGAAAAGCAGGGACACTGTAAATGATACCACTTGTTGGTCTGTGTGGCGTGTTTGTATGAGTAAACCGATATTAGACATTACCCCTGTAAAGGGGGTAGCCTTATGGCACTCTAATTCGAGAGACTTTTCCGTCAGCATAAACAATACTAAGAATCTCCTGCATAACCCTCGTCTTCCTTGACAGTTATGTATAACTCTTTTCTCGCTCTATTACTATAAAACCCTCCCTCTCCGACTATTAATGATAGGTTCTTGATCCCTGAGTATTTACTTTTATAAAGTAACTCTTCATCCGTCACCCACTGTTCTCTTCCCGGTAAATTTTTATAATTACTTGGTTGCCACAGTTTCGAATTTTTCTTAATAGCCCTCGATACCTTAGCCCCCTCCTTGGCTTCTACATGCAATTTCTCTAAGCTGTAGTTTGAATCAAATAGAAGATCGATACATTTAAGCCCTACTATGGTCTTAAATATCTCTTCATCTTCCTTGTTCTCTACTTCTTCGCTTTTTCCAATTGCCTTTCCTGCGAATATCCATGTTTTCCATTCGATCTTCCCTTGCCCTATTGCTACTGGTCTTACCTTACTCCAATTTTGTAAAATCAGTCTTGCGAGGCTTCGGTCTTTATCGCTTGGTCCTCCCCATATTCCGGGTCTTATACCTAACCCACCCAACCAGGTTGGAATAAACCACGGTAGCCTGGTTTTGTCGAGAATTTCTTTGTTGAAATACATAAATTCCTTCATTATCGCTCCATGCATCCAATCGGGACTCATCTCTAACATTTGTTCGACTCTTGTCGACATGTTACTTCTTGAATCATCCTCGTCGTTTAGACCTGTTGATATTCCGGATCTTTTGATTCCCTTTAATAGACCTAGGTTTAGGTATTTGACTACGTGTAGGTGTGATTTTCTTTCCACCTCGTAGCTCCCTATGTAGCCTCCTTTTGCTATATCATCGAACTCAGCTCTTCCTCCTATACTATACCCATTTGCTAGTGCGTAGCTATCTAGCTCATCTAATGGCCCTGGCATTCTCATATTTTCTTTAGTTATTACTTCTACAGTTTTCTCCTCTTCCCTTCTTAGGAAAGATAGTGAGTTTATGTTAAGAAATTTCTTTGAAAAATAGGTTTTTCCTATTGATTCTGCCAATCCGCCGAATTCTGTAATTTTATTCCAGCATTCCTTGAGCCACCATCTGCCTTTGATACAACAGTCGTCTCCATTTATTAGCATTGGTATATTTACCAATTTAATATTTTGTCGAGCTTCTGATAATTCATACGCCCATCTACACATTGCAGCATTTGCAATACATAGTACAACGAAGCTTGTTATAGAACCCATAAGTTGTCCGTTTTCTTGGAAAATGAAATATTTATCAAATTTCCCTCTGAATATTAAGTCCTCTTTGTGTTTGTCCCTTATTAATTTATTGGACATTCCTTCGATTTCTTCAATTACTTTGGTTTTCTCATTCTTTTCAGAATTTGACCATTTGATATCTTTTCCTTCTTTTGTTGTTTTTTCTATGATATGCTGAGTCAGAGACTCTTTATACAACAACCCCTCTTCTTCATTCATGTCTACTACCTTTACTATTTCGTCAGCTATTATGTCTGATATCCACGATTGTATTTCATTCGTGGCTGCAGCGTAATCTCCGCTTAGGTAATATTGGTAATCTAGTAGGTTTTTCCCCATAACGTCGAGAATTATTTTCTCCGTTACTGGCGTCCCTACCAAACTGAATGTTGAGTGTTTTCTTAATATATTATGTAAGAATTTATTTATATTTCTGAGGACAGTTTGTCTCAGTGGTGGTCCTTTTGTGATCACGCGTACTTTAAGCGCCTCCGGTAGTGCAACTGCTACTGCCACCGGTACTTCTCTTAACGCCTCTTCTAAGAGCCTGTGATATAAAGTTATATATGCAATTTCAAATTCAGTCGTATCGACCTGAGTTCCGAAATCAAATGTAATTTCTGTATATCCCTCACCTTCCTTATTTACTTCTTCTTTATATATTAGAGTTGGTTGCTTTACTAGTAGCCCTCCTGCTTTTCTTAAGCCCTCTAGTAATTTTGGATGTTTCATTATCGTACCTATCGCTCCTCCTGTTGTTCTGCTATTATTATAGTTAGCCGAAGTCGAAGGGAAGAATGGTTGCATTCTTTGTTTATCCGTGACCTTTTGGCCGCCGAAAACCTCCTGCACTGTTCTTCTAAGTTCGATTTCCATGTTAATTTTATTAATTTCAGTTCTATTCTCGTCAAGATGTCTTTTTGTATCTTCTTCGATTGAATCGAGCGTAGCCCAATCAATACTTATCTTTTTTTCTTCTCTCTTGCTTCCTAGATCTTTAATTAGGTCTTCCTTTGCCTTAAGTAGATAATTCATACCCGGACGTGGCATACCTTTCTTGGATTGGAGAATCGATTGGAGAAAACTCTCCTTTACGACTTCATCCCCTGAAAGGATATTATGCTGCCAACGGGACGCTTTACTACCCAGAAGAAACTTTGCGTTATCCTTTGCCTTGAATGGCTTAGGTGGCATTCTTTGATTGTTGTGATATGAATAAAAAGCCGCGATTTTGTATTTCGCAACCTTCATCCAGTCACCGTTTAGTTCGTTTACCATTATAGCCCACGTTTTTATAGTGCCCGTTAGGTCATTATTTTGCGGTGGTTGGTATCCGAATGTTTTATAAACTAGTAATATAGTTTCGAGTACTCCCTTGATGCTACTTTCAAGGGAAGGAGTTAATTCTACCAGATGAGGATTCATGTTAAAACGTGG